TGAACTAAATCCATATTTAATAAATATTCTCCCGAAAACCATTTAGTCGTTGAACCTTCTTCTTTAAATTTTTCTATTTTTTTCAAAATATTATCTATTTGATTCATATCTATTTCTTTTTTAGATGAATTATACTTCACAGAAACTGGCATCATATTAGACCAGTTCCAGCATTTCATTTTTTCATCATCGTTGGTTAAATCAAATTTACAAACCGGAATAATATGATCTATAGACCAATAAGAACCATAGTTATCCCAATTCATTTCTGGAGTAAAAATATATTCAAACCATTCTCTTAAATATTGAATATTACAGCCAATATAGTTCATAGTTGAATCGTTTTTAACTAAAACAGTTCTTAGTCTTGCTGCTAATGATTTTTTCAATCTATAATTAACATTCACTTTGCTTTGGTTTCTACACCATTCTGTTTTCTGTTCTGTTAAAAACGTTGGATAACAAGAAAGACAAATCTTTTTTTTGTAAAATTTTTTAAGTTTAGAGAAATATTTAAATGCTTTTTCTTCATTACATTTTTCACATTTAAACATAGTGCTTTCTATTTTTTTACGTCTAAGGTTCATTTTTCTTTTTTTATCCAATTCATTTAGACATTTTTTGCATTTTTTAGAATAACTATTTTCTCTATCTGTATATTTTCTAAACATACAAACTGGCTGAATGATTTGACAAGTATCACATTTTTTTTCTTCCATTTGATATTCCATTTGATATTCTATTTGATATTAAGATAATACTTTATTAAAAAAAGGTTTAAACCGACGAAAAATTCGTAAACCTGTGAAAACGGCACAAAGTGCCGTTGAAACTTAATTTTAGTTTGTCAATTTCTTTAAGAATAATCCGCACAAGTGCGGATTTCACAAGTTTACGAATTCTTCAAGGGTATAAATTACAAATTACAAATTATTCATTTAAAGAAGCTTGGCTGCTCATTGCCCACTTCATATATATTTATATATATTCATCTTATTCATTTTCACTATACCCAAGTTTTTTCTCTTGGCCGCAACAATCTCACGAAAGTTGTTTAGTAGAATAAGCTTTAGGGGTTTCAAGCAATTTGATTTTCTCACCAGGGGTTTTCAAATTTATAAAAAATTTCCCTGATTAACATCCGTGGTACTCTTAGAGCATCCACAAAAGGGTTTACGAATATCTTATTTTTTCAATATTCCCTGATGTTTTTCTACCCTACAGGTTTTTAAGGTATACGTCCTGAGCACCGTAAGCTACTAATTGCATCAAACCACCACCCCAATTTAAATACTTTTTCACTAATTTACCAAATAATTCGTAAACCTGCGAAAAGTATTTAAATCTACTTATTTTCATAAGTAGATTGGACTATGTCTCAAGTTATCATAGAGAATTGCCAGTTCTCTCAAACCCACTCCATTATAGTCTCTGAACCTTCTTCATATGCTAGCATAGTGCACTTAGAAGCTTGGCTGCAGATTATCCAATCCTTTTCGTTATTACTTTGCTTTAGGTCATTACCCCAAGTATTCTCTAAATTTTCATTTAGAGAAGTAGTAGAAAAGGCTCTAAGGATGTTCCCGCAATTTAGAAATGTTGCCTCTTTTGATTGTCATAATAAAGAGACTAGCTGATTATATAATACTATTCTTTTCATATTTCACAAAAATTTTGATCGAGTTATGATAGAATAGCATATTTGCTTTACACTGTTTACCCATACTAGGAAGCAAATATCTAGTATGGCAGTCAACTGTTAGACACAGGTGGTATTTATGTCTAGTTATAATATTGTGAAAGAAAAAAATTTTGCTAAATAACACTAAATTAAATTATAATTTTGTTTTCTATTTTTAACAATTTTTAATTTTTTATCGTGTTGTTAAATAATATGTTATTTGAATTATCACACCATAATACATGATAATACTCTGCAGTAATTTGAAAGACCGCAGTTAAGCAGAATATAATCCTGCCATTCCACTTCCAACAATAATAATATCATATATCATATATATAGTTTGATATATTATAAAATAAAATAACTAATTGTTAGTGCAAAAGACTATCATTATTACCGAGAGACATGTTATTTATAATAAAATCATGTAAATAAGAATCCAAAAAAACTTCCTTTTTATTTTCATGATTTTTGGTAAAAATGTAAGAATCATTTTTCTTTTTTATAGTCCATCCATTTTCTAAAGCATTATATAAAAAAAGAAGTTTTCTATTTTTAATAATATTATTATCTATTTTATCCAATTTATAATCCATAATATAGTTTGCTAAAATTAATAAATACTTTTAACTATTCACTAAATTGATCTGACCTTGAGAATCTAACTAAGTATAATTAAGAATTTTTCTTAGAAAGAGCAAAGGGTCCACTAATTAATTCACTTTGTCCGTGATCGTTTTTACCAACTACAATATTTTCACCTTCAAATAACTCTTTGCGAATATTTGCAACAGAAATTTCATCATTTTCACTTTCTTTCATTAACTCTCTTTCTTGTGTATTCATATTTGCTATACCAATCAAATTTCCATCTTTGTCAATTGTTTGCGTCAAAGAAGCACCTGTCTTTTCGGCCTTTTTAATATTATCTTCAATTGCTTTTCTCTTTGTTTCTTTGACTCGTTGTTCGAATGCTGTTTTAGCAAAAGAATCATTTTTATTTTTCTCAGCCATTAATTGATTCAACTCTTCTTCCATATATTCAACACGACCGGTTTTATATGCTTCAGGATCCCAAGGCATCCATAAACCAACTGGACCGACAAAAACATCATGATTAGGATCAATTTCTCTCAATATTTTACATCTTAATTCTGCTTCTTCTTGTGTAGGATATACTCCACGAATCTTTAATCCGCGTGTAGATGTTTGGAAATTATATTTGACATTAAAAGAGTTCTCTAGTTCTTCTTCGTTTTGATCTATAAAAGTTTTGTAGTCGTCTTCTAAAGAAGAAGCCTTTATTAAATTTTCTTTTTCTTCATTATTAAACTCTTTAAAATCATTCATAATGTCATTAAAAGTAAGTTTGTATTTGTATGAAAGAAAATTTAAAAATTGAACGAACTTTTCCATAGATTTAGAAAATTCCCACTTATTAAGAAATGTCTCAAAAAAATACAATTCTTTTTGTTTCAAAATTTTCTCTGGTGAAACAAAAGAAATACATACAAATTTTTGTCCGGCTAAAGGTTTATCTTCCTCCAATAAGTCAACATATTTAGGATTCGCTTTTTTATTTTCTGTTAATTTTCTTTCAAAAGATATTTTAGACATACTTTTAATAATTAAATATACAATTATTTAAATTGTTTTTAATATATATATTTTTTTCTTATTTATTAATATAAATGTTTGATATTGCAGAAATAGTCAAAAGAGTTATCAAATATTTGGTAATGGGGTTGATGATTAGTTTAGCTGCTTTTCTTGTTCCCAAGAAGGCCAAGTCTTTGGACTGGGAAGAAGTATGTTTGATTGGTCTTTCAGCAGCGGCCACATTCGCTATTCTTGATACATATTTACCCAGTATTGCTGTATCAGCTAGAACCGGTCTAGGCTTTTCTCTAGGATCTGCATTAGTTGGTGGAATTCCAATTGCTTAATTTTTCTATAACATTTTCATGGAATAATATTATATTATCATGGAATAACATTTTTCAAAATACTTGAAACATAGTTATACACTTAACAATTTATAACTACGTTTTGTCTCATTTTTCTTTTTGGTCGTACACATTTTTTTTGTTTTATACTGTAGCAATATACTCCCAGTCTTTCTCTAAACATATTTTTTTCCAAATAGAATCTTGTTCTATTAATTTGTCACGGTCTTTCAACATCGGTATTTCATCAAGATATTGTGTTTCACCAATTAACTCAAATAATTTGTATAAAACATAATAATAATGTAAAAAGTTTACTCTATAGTCAGGACAAAATTTAGCATATGGATATTGAATTTCCATAAAAAAATTACATAATAAGTCTTCTAATTCTTGAGATATAATAGGGGGTTTGATACCCAATTTATTTTTTATAAAATTGATGTGTTCATAATACTTATTATATGAAAGCTTTTTCAAAAGTGCTTTAGTAGTATAATAATTGAGAGAAGATATGTCTATTCTCTCTTTTTTAATTTGTAACTTCAAGTTTTCAATCACTTCTTGAGGAATTTGTGTTGTTTCTTTACCTTGAAACTGTGCCAAAATTTCTTTAAAGTGATTAATTTTTTTGTATGCATAAAAACATATTTCTTTAGGCGGCTCTTTGTAAGAAGGTTTCTCATTTTCAATCAAATATTGATAGTTTTTAGAACAATTCGTACATATTAGTACTCCTTCATCTTCAACTGCTATCAACTCACCTTTATAACAACTTTGACATACATCTACCGGAGTCAAAAATGAATTAATATCTAAAAAAGATTCGTCAATATTACTTAAATACTTTTGAAAAATGTTATTATTATTATTTTCAATAACATTCGAGTCAACATTAGTTTTTATTTTAAAAAAAGCATCAATCATTTTCATTTTATTACCTGCTACTTGAGGTGCATTATTTGCATTCGTTTCTCCTATATTTTTTTTATTTTCAAAATAATCAAATATATATGATGAGTTATCCAAAAAATAGTCCTTTTTTTTCTGATTCAAAGCTTTGATACTTTTATTAATATTGTCAATTTTGTCTTGACATTCTAATATTTCTTCAATATTTTCAGTATTTTGCAGCTTTTCTTTCCATTTTTTTCGTTCTGTTTTTAGTTGTGGAATGTTTATTACTTCATCTCTATTAAACTCATTCATAAATTCACGATGTGTTCCATCTAAAGTAATTAATTTTTTTTTATTCAATATTGGAATTTTTATATTTTTTTTTTTAAATATTGGCATTATTGTAAATTTTAAAAACAAAAATTTTTATATCATTTTATTGAAATAATATAAAACCATCTAATAAAAAATATGTATTTATTCATTATAAATTGTAAAAAATTCTAAAAAAAATTGAATTACTTTTTATATTATATTTGTAGTTACTCATAATTCTTACACAAGTTTGAAAATGATGAATATTTTATTAATTGTTTTGGGATCTAATATTCCATATTTGTTGAAAAATAGGATTGATACAGCAGTTCAATTTGTTGGAAAAAACTTCAATAAAACAAATGTTAACTGGTTTTTAAGTGGTGGTATTAAAAATCCATTAGAAGATACATTATCTGAAGCCGAAAAAATGAAAAAACAAATTACCGATTTAGAGAAAAAATATAGTTCAAATGCTTATGATGGTGGTAATAAATGGAATTTTATTTGTGATACAAAACCAACAAATACAGCAGAAAATTTTATGAGTGTTAATAATTATCTGAAAAAAGCATCTACAGTTTCACAAGTCATGAAAAAAATATTTATTGTAACGTCTAATTTTCATTTCAACAGAGCAAAAAAAATAGCAGAAAAAATTATTGATGTAAATACAAAAATATACTGGATTTTATCAGATGCAGAACTAGAAGATTCAAGATATTGGGAAAATATACATATAAAAAATGTTGACGATGATGTTGAAAAAGCACGTAAGTTCTATCTTATTGAATTATAATTTGCAAAATATTTGCATTTTTACAAGGTGTAAAATGAAAAAAGATGTTATTTAAGGGTTTAATATTTATTTTTTTTTACATTTATTTTTTGCCCTGAACTTCTTTTTTTAGAATTATTTGGATCATATAACTCATCTTCATCATCAGATTTAAGATCTTTGGATAACTCCCAAAATTCTTTACTCCCCAATTTGAAATTATTGTGTGAATCTGCTTTATACCAAAAAACTTGATCTGTTATTTTATTTGATCTTGTTGTGTTGTTAATTACAAGACATTCATAGTTTTCCGTACACTGATCCATTACTTGACAAAATGCTTCAAAAGTTGGAAACATTCCTGCATAGTTTTCATAAAGTCTTTTACGATTGTTTATATATGGTTCTCTTAATATAAATACATAATCAATATTGGTTCGTAATGCTGGAGGTATTCCTAATGGATATTGCATAGTTATTAATAACATTAATTTCAAATGCCGTCCATTAAAAAAAATGTATCGCATCATTTTATCTCTAATCCATCCATCATCATATAAACAATCATCTAATATAACAAATGCTCTAGGATCTATAGATGTTTTCTTGTATGTTGTCATTTCTTTTTGAACTTGTTTCAATACTCCTTTTTGACGTTTTAAAATGTTTTCAATAATGGAGGAATTATATTCATTATGAATAAAAAGTTTTGGAACTAATGTTGAATAAAAAGAATTTCCTTCTTCTGTGCCTGATACAACTACTCCTATAGGTATATCCTGATGATAATATAATAGGTCTCTTACCAAAAAAGTTTTTCCAGTACCTCTCTTTCCGATCATTACAACAACAGGCCCCGATGTATCATTTGTTTTGAAAGTTACATTTTTCATATCAAATCTACTTAAATTTAAAGTCATTCTATAATTTATACTTAATATATAATAGTTTATATTTATTTTATATTTTATAAAAGAACGCAGTAACATTTACACCGTTGAAGAATTCAATTTGCATAGCGAAAAATACTTCAACTAAGTTACCAGTTAACGATTGATCCATAGCACACCTTTGGTATGTGGTTTCTAATCTTCACATGTATAAAAGAAGTTATAACCTCACAACAGCCTTTGTAGCCCTTGCAGGTAAAATGTATGCTACAACAATAAATTAGGAGAACTTGTGAGTATGTACTTTGTCTCCAACCTTTGGAAAAGGTGAAAGAATAAGTTTAAATAATATAAAATTTATATTTTATTTAGTAAAAATGGATAAAACAATAAAAATCAATTATGAAAAAAGGAAAAATACTGAACTTTTTAAATGTTTTATGCAAGAAGATTTCACATATCTCTCAAATATACAAAATTATATTCCGGTTTATAATAGCTTCTTCAACTTGAATGAGTCCAATTATAATTCTATTAATTTAAATCATGAGTGGTATTTAACAAAAATAAAAAATAGAGACATACATAATGATAAATTATATAGTTGCATATTAAAAAACAGTACAAACAAAAGTAAAGAATCAAATGTATTTTTCAAAATGGCACCTCTTTTAGATCCATTCAAATATTTAGTTGGAAAATATAATGTAAATGATAAAACATTGTTTAGTTTACCTCAATTAAATTCATCTGAAAAAGAAATTAATCCTAAACTATTAGATAAAAATAATTCAGCGTATATTGATTCTTTATTTTCTTTTTTCTCTAGTATGTTACTTAATAAATATAATTTTATTCATGGTATTAATTTTTATGGCTCATTTTTGGCTATTAAAAAAGATTTTAAATTAGATGTTATTGATGACCTTGAATACATGATCAAATCAGAATTTTTTATTAAAAATAAAAATTCATTATTTTTAATTGAAGACTATAGTTATCTTTTTAATGATGAAAAAGAAAAACTACCGCCTATTCATATTGATTATTCAAATACCAAAACATTATCAGTAAAATCTATTAATGATGAATATTATGAAGATATTTTTGATAATGACTGCAAACATGAATATGAATCATTTGTTGACAATTTTACAAGTTTGGTTGACTTGACTGGTGTCAAGTTTGTTCTTGATAATAAAAATACAGCAACCTTGAAATCTGGTTCTACTTGTTCTTCTAGGACATCTATAACTTCAAACGATGATAATTCTACGCATTCCTTTCAAAATGGACGAAATAATCTTGATGTTGACTTAGATTTAGAGAAAAACATTATATCTAAAAACACAACGGATCTTGGTGTTGAGTCAGAATATAAATCAAATATTGAAGAAGAATATGTACAAGATGACGAAATATGGGAAGATGAAGAAGATGAAGATGAAGATGAAGATGAAGATGAAGATGAAGAATTTATTGAAGTTACAATACCCGAATTTCCCGTTCAAGTCATTTGTATGGAATATTGCGATGAAACCTTTGACTATTTAATCATGAATAATGAATTAAGTGAAGAAGAATGGTTATCTGCTTTTATGCAAATTATAATGATTTTAATTACTTATCAAAAAGTGTTTTCATTTACACATAATGACTTACATACAAATAATGTAATGTATACTCCAACAGACAAAAAATTCATTTATTATCTCTATAAAAGCAAATACTATAAAGTGCCTACATTTGGTAGACTTTACAAAATAATAGATTTTGGACGCAGTATTTATAAGTTTGATAAAAAAATATTTTGTAGTGATAGTTTTCAAAATGGGAATGATGCTGCTACGCAATACAATACAGAACCTTATTTTAATGAAAATAAAACAAGACTAGACCCGAATTTTAGTTTTGATTTGTGCCGTTTAGCGTGTTCTATTTTTGACTACGTCGTTGAAGATTTAGATGAAATTAAAAACTTGAAAAGTTGCAAAAAACATATTCAATTAGTTGTTGAGTGGTGTTTAGATGATAACAATTTGAATGTTTTATATAAATCGAACGGCACAGAAAGATATCCTGACTTCAAATTGTATAAAATGATAGCAAGAAGCGTCCATAAACATATTCCTGAAATTCAATTAGAACGCAAGGAATTTAGTTCTTATATTATCAAAAAAAATGATATACCCAAAAATAAAACTATCATTAATATTGACGAAATCCCTTCTCATTATTAAAATTATAGAGAAAACCACATTTTTTCTACTTTTGCTACCGTTATAAGTAATATTATTTTTTATTGTACTTTAGTATAAAATAATATGACTTTTGGATTTATATTAACGCGGCATGTCAATTCAGAGTTAACAAATAATTATTGGAATGAATGTATAAAATGTATTCGTAAATTTTATCCACTCAAAAAAATAATAGTAGTTGATGATAATAGTACTCAAGAATTTGTAAAAGCTTTTTATGTGTATCAAAATGTTGAATATGTATACTCAGAGTTTCCACAACGCGGAGAATTATTGCCTTATTATTATTTTTTAAAAAATCATTATTTTGATAATGCAATAATAATACATGATAGTACATTTTTCAAAAAAAGAATTAATTTTGAATCTTTTGAATTTATTAAAATGTGTGTGCTACCTATTTGGCATTTTACAGATTTAGAAATTCCTGAAAATATAAATAATAGTCTTCGTTTAGTTAGTTGTTTACAAAATAATAATCATGTGATTAAAATGTTTCAAGATATAATAAATAGTCAAGAAAGATTGGGATTGCAAATTAATAAAAAAAAATGGTATGGATGTTTTGGCGTACAATCTTTTATTAATTATAATTTTTTAAAACATTTGCAAGACAAATATAATTTATTTAATCTTTTGAATTATGTAAAAAATAGATCTGATAGATGCTGTTTAGAGAGAATTATGGGTTCTTTATTCTATTTAGAATATCCTCCTATTAGAAAAACACCATCTTTATTGGGATATATCGTAAAGTATATGAAATTTGGATACTCATATAATGAATATGTTGAAGATATGAAAAAAGTAACAAAATCTCCTATACCTGTTATTAAAGTTTGGACTGGTCGATAATTTCTAAAAATCAGGATTATCTGTAAACACTATAGGTGATCCCACTTTCTCTCCTCCTTCATGTATAATTGGTTTTAATTGATTTAAAATAAAAGAACCGGCTAAAACACTAAAATATACTAACAAAGAGTCTCTAATCAAAAGTTTCAAAGGTTTACTTTCCTTCTCTATAAATCTCATTTCAATAAATTTTATTATAAAAAAAATTATCGAAATAACTGCAGATATTATAAATATATTTTGCATTTATAATGTCTTCTTTTTTTTTATTAATATTTTTACCGAATTTTAAGTGAGTATTTCAATATCATCCAATAATAAATCTGGTATCAAGTTTTCAGGATAATTTAAGTCTTCTATTTCTTTGTTATCTAAATTAATTTGGTCGTCTAAAATATTTATTTTTACGTTATCATCATCATCATCTTCTTCTTCTTCCATTTTTCGTTTTAAATTTCTTTCTTGACTTATTTCTTCTAATCTTTCAATTGTTTTTGGTGCATTAATTTGCATTTCATTATTATTAACATCTTTTGCAAAATCTATATCATTAAATAATATAGACTTTTCTTGTGTTTCGGTGGCTTTCTCTAAATGGTTTTGTTCTGCTTCAGAACTAGAACTAGAACTAGAACTAGAACTAGAACTAGAACTAGAACTAGAACTAGAAGCAGAATTTGTAAATCCATCTGTGTGCTTATATTCTGTTACTGATGTTGCTCTGTTTGGTAGCAACTTTGACTCTACTTTTTCTAAAACAGGGGATGAAATTATTTCTTCTTTAATTTCTTCTGTAACATCTTCTTCTATCGTTTCATCCATATACACTTTTAAGATAGATTCAATTGGTATGCTATCTCTCACACTATTTAAAATACATTCTTGTACTATTAATTCTAGTTCACGATTGTTTTTTTGTATTTGTAATGGTTGTATATTGATTTCAAACAAATATACATTTTTATATATTTTTTTAGCAACATTTATGTAAACTTTATGTATAAAGTCATCCAATTTAGGTATATTTATATCAATTTTCTTTTGTTTTTGCCCTACTCTCATCGCTGTTAATGTTTTTAACTGTATAATATGAATACATGTAATCAATTCTTCTAAATATTTACAAGAACTGTTTTCTATAATACGTAGTTTTTCATTTTCGATTATAGAAGGATTCCATTTTGGAATTCTACTTAAAAAATTTTGAAATGTCATTAAATACTTATCATATTCTTGGTTTTCTTTGCATAACTTTAAAGATTCATTAAATATAGATTTTAATCCGTCAATA